CTCATACAAAGGTATTCACTAAGATAAACTTGGAATTTTATGTTGATAGTGAGTATAAGAGTTTGAAGTTTTTAGAGCATTGGATAGAATTTATTGCAAACGCATCAGGTGAAGATAAAGATAGAAAAGATTATTACTTCAGAATGGAGTATCCTGATGATTATAAAGCATATCAAACTAAGATAATAAAATTTGATAGAGACTACAATGAAGAAATGCAATATAACTTCTATGGTATGTTTCCACAACAAATAAATGCAATACCTGTTAAGTATGAGGGATCTGATATTTTAAAAGCAACCGCTACATTTATGTTTGATAGATACACTGCTGGTAAATATTCAAGTTACGATAAGTATCGTGGTAGATATAACAACTTGAAAGAGACATTCAAAAAAGAAAAACAAAGAAAAGAGGAAGTCAAAGCAATAGCAGATGACAGTGGACTAACTAACAGAGAAGCTGCTATAATACAAGCAGGTGGTTTTGTAGAAACAGTTATCGAATAACCAACTATATAATATACAATTTAGTAATATATTATGCCTTTACCAAAGATTAGCACCCCAACTTATGGGTTGACGATTCCTTCAAGTGGAAAGAATATAAAATACAGACCTTTTCTAGTTAAGGAGGAAAAGATACTTATCATTGCGATGGAGAGTCAGGATGATAAGCAGATTGCACAAGCAGTGAAAGATGTATTAGGAAGTTGCATTTTAACAAAGGGAATTAGTGTAGATAAACTATCCACATTTGATATTGAATATTTGTTTTTAAATATTCGTGGTAAATCTGTGGGTGAGAGTGTTGAAGTATTAATCACTTGCCCTGATGATAATAAAACTAAAGTGCCTGTGATGATTAATTTAGATGATATCAAAATTAAAAAAGATGATGATCACAGTATAGACATACCATTAGATGGTAATTTGAGTATGAGAATGAAGTATCCAGCGATGGGTGAATTTATAAAGAATAACTTTAGCACTGAGATGAAAGTTGATGATACTTTTGATATGGTTGTATCTTGTATCGAACAAGTTTACAGTGAGGAGGAGTCTTGGTCAGCAGCAGACTGCACAAAAGATGAAATGCAAGAGTTTCTAGAGCAATTAGATTCTAATCAATTTAAGAAAATAGAAAAATTCTTTGAAACTATGCCTAGATTATCTCATACATTCAAAGTTACTAATCCAAATACAAAAGTTGAAAGTGATGTTACGTTGGAGGGGTTAAACTCTTTTTTCGTCTAGGTATGGCTCACGAAGATCTAGAGTCATACTACAAAACGAATTTTGCCTTGATGCAACACCATAAATATAGTTTGACAGAGCTAGAAAATATGATTCCGTGGGAGAGAGATATCTATCTCACATTGCTCCAACAATATATTGAGGAGGAAAAACTTAAGGCTCAGCAGGAAAGAGGTATTAATGGATGAAGACCAGCAACAGGAGGGTCAACAAGAAGAGGAACAGAAAGAACAACGAATAGCACCAGCAGCATTTACGAGTTTTAACATTTCTGCACCTCCAAGAAGACCAATCTCATCTCTAGCACTATTTCAAAGACAAAGTGCTGAGGGTGATGAGGAACTTTCTGCTGCTGTAAAATCTAATCAAACAGCAATAACTTCGATAAACAGCACACTTGCTGCTGTTACGATGCAAATATCTGCACTTAATAAGTCTCTAGTTCAAGTTGCTGAACAAATCAAACAATCAGCAGTGATAGAGAATTTAAGAATGGCTCAAGAGAGAAAGCAAGAAATGATGCTTGCTGATCGTAATGTAAGGAGAGGTGCTGAGAATAATTTAGAGAAAGGAATACAAGCAGCTTTATTTGCTCCAGTGCAGAGAATAGGAGCAAAGGCAACATTTACTTTATCGAGACTTATAAATTTCTTCAATGTATTGTTAGGTGGATTTTTAGTAGGAAGAACATTAAATTTAATAACTGCTCTGGTAAATGATGATAAGGAAGCATTAAAAAAGATTGGTGATACAATAGTAGGGCAACTCGCAGCAGCAGGTGGTATATTTCTGGCTATTAATGGTGGATTGTTAATCGCACTTAATTCTTTAACAAGATTAGCATCATTTCTAACTCAGGTAGCAGTATCTAATTTGTTACTTAAACCTATTAAATTAATATTTAATATTGCAAAAGGATTAGTTACAGCAATAGCTATAGGAGCGTCAAATTTATTTACTAATGTTCCTATCACACCCAATGTTAATTCACAAAATATAAAACCAAATAATAAAAATAAAACTAGAACTACAAATCGTTTAGGTACAATTTTTGCAGCGTTAGCAAACTTTGGGTTTGCAGCAAATCAAATAAGACAGGGTGGTGATCCTAAAAGAGAATTAACAGGTGCTAGTGGTGGTCTTTTATCATTCATACTTTCAGGTAGTGTTGGTCGTCGTTTGATGGCTAACCCTAATTTTGGTGTGAAAGTATTAGGATTTGGAATATCAACTCTTGGACCTCTTTTAGGATATCCACTAGCAACCACAGGATATGATTTAATTACACAATCTGCAGGATTAGAATCCATAAGTGGTGATGTTTCTCAAGATATATCACAACAAATTGATAAAATAAGAACTAATAATATAATTGTAAATCAATCCAAACCAGCACAACCTGCACCTTTTGGTCCAGAAGGTAGAGCAGCTTTATTAATGTTTGCTCCTTCATTCAATCGTAATAATATGTACATAGCATATTCTCATATTCAGTATAACGTTCCGATGGTATGATGAGATCAAATTTAAATTTAGATTCAATAAAGAGATCATTATCTGGATTATCAGAGTCAATTAAGACTGCTAAGACAAACTCTGATCAGATATCAGAGAATGTTACAAAAAGAAATGAAGCAAGGAGAGAATCATTATCAATGTCTTCTAAGTTGTTTGCTAGAAGAAGAGATAATATGAGAAGGAGAGAAAAGGAAGATTTAATTGAAGCTGGTGGTGTGATGGGTGCGTTTAAGGCAAGAACTAGAGCAGTAAGAAATCAAACCAAAGGATTTTTAGGAAGGATACTTGATTTTCTAGCGACTGTTTTGATTGGGTGGGTGGTGTTAAATCTACCTAAGATCATTAAATTAGCACAAGGTGTGATGAAGAGACTCAAGAAATTCTTTGATGTTATTGGTGGATTTGTAACAGGCACGATAGATTTTTTCACAGGACTTGGAGTAAGATTTTCTGAGATGAGTGAATTGGTGAGTAAATTTGATTTTGAAAATATTAAAAATCAGATTGAGAAATTTATGCGTAAAGTGCAGGACGCATTCACAAAAATAACTATAACAACGATAAGAGATGTAAGAAACTTCTCAGATAAGAGTGATAAGGAACTGGCAGATGAACTTGGAATAAGAGATTTATATGATCAATTGATGGAGAATAATACTGAGGATGATGCTAGTGGTGATGGAAGTGGCGATGGATCTGAGGACACTCAGCAAGAAGATGATGAGAGTGGTGATGATTTAGATAAAGAGAAACTTATAATGGATGGAATAGAAATGTTGAAGCAGCAACAAGATGGTAAATTAACAGATAAACAACAAAATTTATTAGATGAAAAAAATTATAAAGAGTTGGATAAAGAATTATCTAAAAATGGTATCATACTTCTTATTGATAGAGATAATGGATTTATAAGTTATCTTCCTTATGAGAATAAAAAAGATCCAGGTTTACAATATAGAGGAAACGAGGATCTATTTCGTGAGCAAAATGTTTTTCCATACGAACGTAACTCTGATGGATATACTGATATTTTTGACCCTTCTACTACATCATCTGATCAAAACTCAGATGTAAACAAATTACCGCCTGGTTCAATTACTCCCCCAAATAAAAATAAACTTGATTTAACTGAAGAAAATAAAGATAAAGATATAATAATAGAATTACCACCATCAGGTGATTTTAAAACAACTGAGGAGTTATTAAAGTTCTTGAATCAGTCTGCAGGAATAAATCCATCCGCTAATACTGACATAAATAATAATGATACTATAGGTAAAAAGAATTTTAATGATGCTCAGTATAATAGTATACCTTAAAATATGTCTGCATTAAATCCCGCCATATACGAATCCATAGAAATTTCTGCCGAGACCACAAACGGTAGTAATAAGACTATTGAATTGAATCTTGGTGTCGTTAAAATTAATATATTTGAAGATTTATTTTCACCTTGCATAACAGCACAGGTTTTAGTAGTATCATCTGGTGGTGCAGTTCCTACAAGTGATGGTGAAGGAAAAACTGAACCAGATTCAATGGATTCGGTTTATAGTGGATTACCAATACGTGGTGGTGAAAGAGTAAGTATAAAAATTGCTGGTAACACTAACAATAATATACCAATTGAATTTAATACACCCGACACTTATCTTTACGTTTCAAACGTATCGAGACAATTTTCTGATGGTGCAAAAGAATTATTTACATTAGAGTTAGTCTCTAGGGAAGCAATCACAAATGAAACATCTAGATGTTCAAAAAGATATCAAAAAACTGCATCAATCAGTCAGCACGTTAAAGATATTATAGAGGAAAAATTGGCTTCAACGATTCCGAAAGAGAATATAGACAATACCCAAAATAAGTATGGATTCATAGGTAATCTTAAAAAACCTTTTAACATTTTGGTGTGGTTAGCAGCTAAGGCAAAACCTGAGAAAGGAACTTTACCTGGTTATTTCTTTTATCAAACTAGAGAGGGATTTAAATTTAAAGCGATTGATCGTTTGATTGAAGATGGTAAGAAAAATCCAAAAGCAACTTATGAAGAGATAAGATTTAAGGAGAGTTCTAAACTAGGGACTGATGCAAATGATTTTTCTATTTTATCATATGATGTAGTAAAGAATAATGATTTACTTAAAAAGTTAGCTTATGGACAGTATAGTAGTCATATCATGGAGTTTGATCCTCTAACAGGATATTTTACGACAGAACAGCAGGGTAAATTCACCCTAGATGATACTACCAATCAAAAAATAAAATTCTCAGAAGAAGAAAAAACAGATAACATAGTTAAAACTGAAGATGTAATAACACTTGGTGCAACTCCAGAGGTTCCTGTGTTACTTAGTGATGACACCACCCAAAATTTAGGAACTCTTCCAAGTAGATTAATTACTATGGTATCTGATAGGGGACTTTTAGAATTTGATCCTTTTATTGATAAAAACTCAGAACCCACGAGATGGCAAAGACAGGCAATATTAAGATATCAACTTCTCTTCACACAAGTATTAAAAATGGTAGTTCCTTTAAATACCAATCTAGTTGCTGGAGATGTGATTAATGTTAAGTTTTTAAAGTCAGATATGGAGGCACAAGAGCATGATAGAAAACAAAGTGGTTTTTATTTAATAAAAGAGTTATGTCATCATTTTGATTCTAATATGTCTTTAACTTCGTTGAAATTAGTAAGAGATACATTTGGAGAGATAAGTAAATAATGGACAATTATAACTTTAAAACAAATTTTATAGGTAAAGATGGATTCGTATGGTGGATAGGTCAGGTCGCACCCAATGAATCATGGATCAAAAATTTTGAAGAATATGAACAAATTGATACAGAACTTGCAAAAGCTTGGGGTATAAGGTATAAAGTTCGTATTATGGGATATCATCCATATTCAAATGAAGAACTTAAAGATACGGATCT